CTTTACATTTATAGCGTTTACGGGAATTTCCGATGAAATCGCGTGATGATAAAAATACTATTGCGTCATCTGTTGATGGCTTTCAGGGTTCCATTCAAAGTGTTGCATTGCCTGAGGGTGTTCAATTAAGAAGTGATGAAGAAATTATCATTTGGGATCAGTTCACGCGCGCACGCGCACGCGAGGATTGGCGGGATATGGATTTAATACTTCTTGCAAAAGTCGTTAGAATGGAAGCCGATATTCGCAAACATCAAGAAACATTAGATCGTTCTGGTGTGCTTATAAAAAATAAACGAGAGACCTTAATACCAAATCCTTTAATTTCTGTTATTGACACCCTTGAGCGTAGACAGCTTGCAGTAATAAGATCGATGTCCCTAAACCAACAGCATTCTGATCCAAGAACATTAAATGCTTCTGGTAGGGCTGTTAATGAAAATAAACAAATTATGGCATTTTTGTCTGGTGAAGATTTAATAGCAATGCCAGAAAGAGGAAACTAATGAGCTTTTATGAACACAAAATTGTTTCTGTAAGTGACGTAATCCCATATGCGCTTAACAGTAGAACGCATGACAAATCACAAGTTTCACAAATTGCTGCATCAATACGTGAGTTTGGTTTTACAAATCCAATACTGATAGATGAAAACAATAACCTGATTGCTGGTCATGGTCGATTGCTTGCGGCTCAAAAGTTAGACCTTAAAGAAATACCAGCTGTTGCTGTAACTGGTTTAGATGATCGTAAGCGAAGGGCGCTAATCATAGCCGATAACAAATTGGCTGAAAATGCTGGTTGGGATGAAGACGCTTTAAGAATTGAACTTGAAGATTTGGCTACAGACTTTGGTGAACTGATGGGTTTTTCTCAGGAAGAACTTATAAAGCTATTGCGCGATGAAGATGAGGAAAATGAATATACGCAAAAAACAGATATTCCATTCTACGAGCCAACTGGTGAAAAGCCTCAAATCGAAGAATTGTATAACGATGAAAAAACACGATCGCTTTTGGATGAAATTGAATATGCCGATGTAACCGATGAAGAAAAAAGATTTTTAACATTGGCGGCTGGGCGACATACTGTTTTTAATTTTGAAAACATAGCCAATTTTTATGCTCATGCTTCTCAAGAATGCCAACAGTTAATGGAAAATAATGCCCTTGTTATCATTGATTTTGATAAGGCAATAGAAAACGGATACGTTCAGCTTTCTGATAAATTGTCAGAGCAATATTTATCGGAGTATCCAGATGAGGAATGATTTTGCTGTTTTTATTTTAACCCACGGCAGAGCAGAGCATGTCGATACATACAATACTTTGCGCAAAGGTGGTTACACAGGTAAAATCTATTTAATCGTTGATGATGAAGATAGACAAATTGATCTGTATAGATCAAAATATGGCGATCAAGTAATTGTATTTTGCAAGCAAGATGCGATTGACATGACCGATAGCGGCGATAATTTTGGTAAGCGAAACTCTGTGGTCTATGCTAGAAATTATAGTTTCAAGATAGCAGAGCAAATCGGGATCAAATACTTTTTACAGCTTGATGACGATTACAAGCAATTCAGATATACGTTTGATAATGATCGAAACTACATTACGCGCCAAATCAATATTTCAAAACTTGATGGTGTAATTGAAGCAATGCTTGAGTTTTATATCCAGAGCGGTGCCTTGACTGTAGCCATGTCGCAGGGTGGTGATTTTATTGGCGGCGAAGGCTCTAAAGTTTCAAAGCTACACGCAGAAGGAAAATTCAGTCGGAAAGCAATGAATGCTTTTTTCATGGCTATAGATCGTCCGTTCAAGTTCATGGGAAGAATTAACGAAGATGTTAACGCTTATACGGAAATCGGGTTGCGCGGCGGTTTGTTTATCACTGTGCCAAGGATTAGATTAGAGCAGGGTCAAACACAGGCCAATTCTGGTGGATTAACTGATATTTATTTGGACTTAGGAACATACGTTAAGAGTTTTTATTCGATCATGTATGCGCCATCTTGCGTAAAAATCACAAGTATGGGTGTAAAAAGTAAAAGATTGCATCATATGGTTAAGTGGAAACACGCTGCACCTATGATAATCTCTGAGGATTATAAAAAATGAAAATTGGATTTACTGCATCTGCGTTTGATCTTTTACATTCTGGGCATATTGCAATGCTTCAGGAGGCTAAATCAGTCTGTGATTATTTGATTTGCGGCTTGCATGTTGATCCATCTATTCAAAGAAAAGAGAAAAATTCACCAGTTCAAACTCTTGTAGAGCGATATATTCAGCTAAATGCTGTAAAATATGTCGATGAAGTGATCCCATATACGTCAGAAAGTGATTTGATAGATATTATTTTTATAAAAAATGTTAACATTAGAATACTAGGAGAAGAATATAAAAGCATTGAGTTCACAGGATATGAGTTGCCGATAGAGCATCATTTTAATAAACGCCTTCATCGTTTTTCATCAAGTGAACTTAGAAAGCGGTTGAAAAAGTAAAATGGAAGAAACAAGAGGCGAAAAAATCATAAGGTTTATTGAAAGCCTATGCCCTGTTCCAGAAGGAAAGTTTGTCGGTAAAAAAATAAAACTTTTACCTTTTCAGCGTGATTTTATTTTAGCTGTTTATGACAATAAGCATGGTACATCACGGGCTTATCTTTCTGTTGCGCGTAAAAACGGCAAATCTGCCCTTATTGCTGGTATTTTGCTTGCTCACATTGTCGGTCCAGAGGCAAGAACGAACAGTCAAATTATAAGCGGCGCAAGATCCCGAGATCAGGCTGCTTTGGTTTTCAAATTGGCAGAAAAAATGGTAAGGCTTTCTCCTTTTCTTTCAAGGTTAGTAAGAATTGTTCCATCGCAAAAATCATTAATTGGACTTCCACGAAACGTTGAATACAAAGCAATTTCTGCCGAAGCTGGTACTGCTCATGGTTCGTCGCCTGTTTTAGCTATTTTAGATGAGGTTGGTCAGGTCAGAGGCTCTAATGACGCATTTATTGAGGCTATTGAGACTGCTCAGGGTGCTCACGATAACCCTCTGCTTATTGCAATCAGTACGCAAGCGGCAACCGATGGGGATTTGTTTTCTATTTGGTTGGACGATGCAGCAAATGCAAAAGATAAGCGTATTGTAAGTCATGTATATACTGCGCCAGAAGATTGCGAAATAATGGATAAGGAGGCTTGGAAAGCGGCCAACCCTGCTCTTGGCCATTTTAGAAGTCTAAAAGATGTTGAAGATTTTGCAAAACAAGCTGATAGATTACCAGCTAAGTCAAATTCATTCAGATGGTTATATCTTAATCAAAGAATTGAAGCGACTTCACCGTTTCTTAGCCGTGCAGAATGGGAAGCAAATAACGCCGAGCCAGAAATATTTGAAGGTATGCCATGTTATGCTGGGCTTGACCTTTCAGCCAGCCGAGATTTAACGGCTCTTGTATTGGTATTTCCAGAGGACGATATTTTTCATATTAAAGCAAAATTCTTTTTACCAAGCGAAGGATTAAGAGATAAAGCAAAAACTGAAAAAGTCCCATACGATATTTGGCACGATCAAGGACATTTAACAGCTATCGATGGGCCAGTAATTATTCCCGCAATGGTTGCGCGAGAGGTTGCAGAGCTATCGCAAAAGTATAAATTGCAAATGCTTGCATATGACAGATGGCGTATAAATGATTTTCAAAGGGAACTTGATGCAATCGGTGTTCAAATTCCAATGGCTCCATATGGACAGGGCTTCAAGGACATGGCGCCTGCTATTGATAAATTGGAGAGATTGGTTGCTGAACGTAAATTAAAACATGGTGGCAATCCAATTTTGAATATGTGCGCGGCAAATGCAGTTGCTGAACGTGATCCAGCTGGCAACAGAAAGCTAACAAAAGCAAAATCGTCTGGGAAAATAGATGGTATGGTTGCATTGGCAATGGCATTAGGCGTTATGAGTTTTGAAGATAAATCACTCCCGCCATCTCCATGGGACGATCCAGCCTTCACATTAGCCGCACAATGATGTATGATTGGCCAAACCATGCGCGATGGAATTAATATATGGGTATCTTTGACCGTTTTCGTAACGTAAACAAGCGCAGCTTGGAAAATCCGAGTGTGCCTGTTTCCGCGTCCTTATTTGATTGGGGCGGGGCAAGTTCATCTGGGATTGTTGTCAATGAAAAGAATGCCTTATCTGTTCCAGCGGTTTGGTCTGCTGTAAACTTTCTTTCAGGCACTTTGGCGTCTTTACCTATTCACGTTTACAACAACGGCGAGCGTGGCGACAAGGAACTTGAAAATCTTCTAAATCGTCACTCATCGAACGTTGACACGGCTTATGATTGGAAAAAATACACATTTGACCGTGTATTCACCAATGGTCGCGCAATTAGCTTGATTAAGCGCAACAATGCAGGGCGTGTTTTATCGATTGTTCCTGTTGAGCCGCAAGACGTAACGATCAAGCGCACAATGCTTGAGGATGGTCCGACTTATACTTATCAGATCGACGGAACTGGTATATTTAGTGCAGATGACATTATCGAGACGGTTTGGCTGCGTGATTATGACTATATCAGCCATATTTCACCGCTTACAGCGCACAAAGACACCATCGCATTGGCCATTGCTGCCACAAAATATGGCTCAAAGGCGTTCCAATCTGGCGGTATTCCACCTGCGGTTCTGCAAGGCCCGTTTCAATCTGCCGCATCTGCTGTTCGTGCCTCTGACGATGTTGCTAATACCATGGCTAAATTGGCGCGTGAAGGTCGCCCAATCATGGCTTTGCCTATGGGCCATGAATTGAAGGCTGTTGGTTTTAACCCTGAGCAAATGCAATTCATTGAATTAAAGCGCTTCTTGGTTGAGGAAATCGCGAGAATTTACGCTTTGCCACCGACTTTCTTGCAGGATTTGTCTCGCGCGACATTTTCAAACGTTGAACAGCAAGACTTGCATTTTGTGAAACACACAATCGCAAAGTGGGTAAAGCAGTTTGAAAGCGAGCTGTCTCTGAAACTATTTGGTCGCAATTCGACACAATATGTTCGTTTCAATCTTGATGGATTGCTGCGTGGTGACCTTCAGAGCCGTATGCAAGCCTATGCTACATCTATTCAGAACGGCATCCGCACGCCAAACGAGGTGCGCGGCTTAGAAGACTTAGAGGGTAAGCCAGAAGGCGACGACTTGATGATACAGGGGGCAACTGTTCCAATCCGCACGCAATCTGGTGAGCCTGATGCCAACACCAACTAGAGAAATGGCGACGGAGGCCCAACAGGGTCTTGATTGGCGCGAAGAATATGGGCGCGGAGGCACTGAGGTTGGTGTTGCCCGTGCGCGTGACATTTCCAACCGTCGCAATTTATCTATGGAAACCGTTCTGCGTATGAAAAGTTATTTCGCGCGACATGAGGTGGATAAAGAGGCCGAAGGTTTTTATCAGGATCAAGATGGTTTTCCAAGTGCTGGGCGCATCGCATGGCAACTTTGGGGAGGTGACGCTGGCGAGGCATGGGCTAATCGCATTGTTGAGCAAGAAGCTGAACGTTCAGAGACACGACCATACGTCGGCGAACATGCTGCACGTCTGCATGATCCAGATAAATATGACAGCTTTAGCCGTGAGAACGATGCGGGTGGTAGCGGAGTAGATTTCATTTGGGGCATACTTCCTGATGGCGGCGTTGAAATCCAAGCCATTCGCTTTGATGCCGATATGTTTACTGTTGATGCAGCAAAAGAATGGCTTCAAGAACATGATTTTGAAGCTATTTTATTTGAACCTGCTGTTGATATGGACGAAATGCGTGATGGTGTGATATTATCACCACAAACGGAGACTGTTGATATGTCACAAAAAGAAATTCGTGCTTTACACAAAAGCGTTGAAATCCGCGAAGAAGATAGCGGAGAAATCCGTGTTTCTGGTTACGCTGCTGTTTTTGGCGAGGAAACAAACATCGGCGGCATGTTTACCGAGGAAATTCGTCAGGGAGCATTCAAAGATGCTGTTGGACGTGATGACGTTGTGTTCTTGATTAACCATGAAGGCTTGCCCTTGGCTCGCACGCGGTCAGGAACATTGACGCTGCGCGAAGACGATCATGGGCTTTATATGGAAGCATCGCTTGATCCATCTGATCCAGATGTTCGTTCAATCGTCCCGAAAATGAAGCGTGGCGACTTGGATAAAATGTCCTTTGCGTTTATTCCGACACGTCAATCTTGGGATGATAAGTCAAAAACACCAAAACGCATGATCGAAGAAGCGCAGTTGTTTGACGTTTCTATTGTTACGACACCTGCTTACGAAGGTACAGAAATTGGACTGCGTTCATTTGAACAGTTCAAGGCCGAGCAAGGTAAGATCACCGAACAAACCCGCAATCGCTTGAAGCGTAAATTGCGGAAGCTATAACAACGGGTTCCCGTTGTTTTGCCTAAACCCCGTCCCTTGGGCAAGGACTTGATCGAAAGGAGCCAACAATGGCGAATTTGAAAGAACTGCGGGAACAGCAAGAAAAGCTACATGCTGAAGCCCGTGACGCATTGAACGAAGCAATCGCTTGCGAAGACGAAGCCCGTGCGCAAGAGTTGGAAGCACGTCATGACGCAATCATGGCTGATTTTGACAAAGTACAAGCACGCGCCGAGAAATTGGCGACTTTGGAAATGCAACAGCGCAAACTTGAAGAAGTTGCTGTAAAAACACCTGTCCGCCAAATGGTTGCACGCGGTGTCGATAAAGGTCTGACAATGGACTACCGTCGCGCATTCGCGGAGATGATCGCGGCTGGCGGTGACAGCTTTGTTGATCCAGAGGTTCGCAATGTTTTGCGTGAGTACCGCGCACAAACAACAACAGCGGCAGCAGGTGGTTACACTGTACCTTCCGAAGTTGCAGCGTTTGTTGAGAAATCATTGGTTGCTTCTGGCCCAATGTTGGGTGGCCAATACTTCAGCTACATCAACTCACCAGATGGCCGTACATTCACCATCCCAACAGTTGATGACACAGCGGTAACTGCTGTTGCACACACTGAAGGTGGCGCGGTCACAGACGACGGCGGAAAAGACGCAACGTTTGGCGCGAAGACTTTGGGCGCATATTCATTCGACACAGAATGGGTTCGCATCTCCAAAGAATTGGACGCAGACAGCATCATCGGCATGGAAGGCTTCATCGGCCAACTATTGGGTGAGCGTCTAGGTCGTTTGGGCAACGCGAAACTGACAACTGGTTCAGGTTCTTCTGATGTCGAGGGTATCGTTACCAACTCAGCAGCAGGTAAAGTTGCAGCGTCAACATCTGCAATCACAGCGGATGAAATCATTGATTTCGTTCACTCAGTAGATGCTGCGTATCGTGCATCCGCTTCAACAGCTATCATGATGGACGACACCACATTGGCAGCAGTTCGTAAGCTGAAAGACGGCCAAGGCAACTACTTGTGGTCTATGGGCAATGTTCAAGGTGGCGTTCCAGCAACATTGTTGGGCTACAATGTCTTGGTAAACAACGACATGGCAGGTATCGGCGATGGCGCATCATCCAAAGTGATGGTCTTCGGTGATATGTCCAAGTATTATGTTCGTCGCGTCGGCGGCATTGAAACATATGCAGCGCGTGAGCGTTTTGCACCTGATTACGGTCTATTGGGCTTCATGCGCGTTGATGGCGTTCTGTCCAACACAGCCGCAATCAAGCACTTGGCATTGGCCGCATCATAATAAGACTGAGGGGCTGAAAAGCCCCTCTTTCCCCAAAGGAGGTAGAAATGCCACAAGTCAGATTACTTACATCGATGGCAGGAATTGATTTCTCGCACAACCGTGGCGACGTGATTGATTGCAACGATGCCGAAGCACAACGTTTCATTGCTGCTGGTATCGCCGAGCCTGTTGAGACAGCACAGATTGAAAAAGCTGTAAAGAAAACAGCGACACGCAAAGCCGTGAAGGAATAAACAAATGCCGCAGCCATTGATGTGCGTTCATTCCCTTGTTCTTATCGATGCTCCATCGACGACGCCAATCACATTGGCGGAAGCGAAGGCTCAAATGCGTGTAGAACATACTGATGATGACACGCTGATTACACGACTTATCAATGTGGCTGTGGCTTATACCGACGTCAAAGGCGTTCTTGGGCAAGCAATGATTACCCAGAAATGGGGACAATGGATCAATGCAAATCCAACGCAAGAGATTAAACTGATTTTAGGCCCAGTTCAAAACGTAACAGCCATCAATTACTAT